AGTCCTCCATTATTTGGTAATCAACTTATCTATGCGCAACGCCAACGCGGCGATGGCTTCAGTGTGCTTTTCGTCGATTGATTGTCCGCGTATGACAGCCTTTGTGAGTTCGGCGGCTGTCACGCGCAACTCTTTCGTGTCCTCCGCGATGCGTGTCAGAACTGCATTTTTCTCGCCAAGCGACGACACATAAAGACCCAAGGCAATCAGGATGCTGATCAGCTGCCCGCAAAGCACAGTCGTTTGCAGCGGTGTTAGAGATGGCTTCTTCGGAGGAGCCATTATGCGCATGTCCCATCAATGGCGTTTGGCACACAGAAAGTAAACTTGAGAAGAGAATCGCCGCCGCGACTCATCAACATGTGAACACATGTTCCTTCTTTGATTGGCTGCAAAGCAAAGCCTGTCGGGATGTTTCCGTCTTGCAGTCCCGGGCCGTCGTATGAACCAGAACCGCTTTGCTGCAACGACTCAACCGTGTTGTATGCGTAGATACCTGTGTTTGTGTAAGTCAATGACGCGCCCGAGCGTTGCTCGAATAGGTTTGAAGAATCCAAATGAGCAAGACCCCAAGTGTATTTCCACCGTCTGCCTGTAGTCACAACAGTATTGCCAGTGATGTATGCGACGAATGTCTGCTGAATGTTTGGAGGACTTGATCGAGCGTCAAATTCATTGCGCTCGTTTACCTTGTCAGCCATCTTCTTGAATGCGCGTACATTCAAAGCACCGAAATTGTTTCGGATGTTGCCGTTGATATTCATTATGTGTTCACAATTCCAAGTGCAGAGAAAGCGACTTCATCTGGAAATGGTTGCTTCCAGTAGACAACATTTGCACGCTCAGGGTTTGCTGCGCTGATCGCTGATCCCGGTGTGACGCGGGTAGTCGATGCTCTTTGGTCTATGTCACGCAGCGGCTGCTGGCGTAGGTGGTAGGTCGTAGGATCATAAACAAATTGATAATTGATCTCGTATTGATTTGGGCCAATTCGAGAAGTGTTTGCACCTACGAAAAGCAGTGAACTTGCCGCGCATACAAATGTTTGACCAGTTGCCCCCAAAGTAAAAGGATCAACATTTCTTTTTCCAGCCACCGCCAAAATTGTTGCGTAATTAGGTCGACCATATATTACATTTCGCACGCTAATATTTTGAATCGGAAGCAACATTGATACTGGTTCGCCCGCACTATCTACTTTATTTCCTGCAATGTCGATCAATGCTGGCAGCGATATGTTTGAACTAGTCGGAACCGTCGCACCAGTGCGCCAGATGTCAACTGTCTGCACGGAGGTCTGCACCTCGATGCTCGTATAGCCAACTTCCGTCGATGTCTTTACATCTGCCGCCACTGGCCCTGCTGTTGCGTCTCCGACAGTTGAATCAAAATTGAAGTCGACAACCCACAACTTACCTAGACCATCTTGGACAGGAGTGATGATGTAGGAAATGAATCGAAAGAATGGAGCCGCCACTGATTCAGTGCCGCCGCCAAAACTCAAGTAGGGCGTGATCGGGTTTGTGACAGTCGTGTCGACGATGTTGGCAATCGTCAAATTTTGCTCATCAGCATCCCGAACAAGGTAACTGTGAACGGCTGTCCACTTGCCTTTGTCAAATGTTGCCGAGCGCGTGCGTTGAACCCATACGAGACTGATTGCCATTATGCCGTTCCTCCTGAGTTGTCAACGATTTGTTTCAGTGCTGCGAGTTGTGCTGTGGCAATATCATTCGCCTTCTTTGCGCTGTTGAGCAGTTCGGTCTGCTTGGAGAAGTCTGCGGAACCCGCGACCTTTACGCTGCCGATGGCGGTTGCGAGTGAGTCGACTCCTGGCATGGCGTTGCCTCGATTCGCCTCCTCTAAATTCTTGGCGGCCGCATCCGCTATCTCCTGACCCTTCTTCAAGTCCTCAGTGTTCCATTCTTGGATTTGCTTGTGCAATTCCGCTTCTTTGCTGATGTCTTTCTCAAGTCGCAGTTGCTCTGTTTTTGCGTCAACGATTTTTTGATATTCATCGGAATGAAGATTTGTTCTTTTCAAATCAATTAGAAAAATCTCCATCTCTGTTTTGCCAAGTTTCTCCGTGTCAGTGATGATGTCCGCAAGAATGTCGGCGGCATTCTGTCGTTCCCTGTTGTCGTTGGCTTGAAACTCCTCAAATCGTTTTTGACTATCTAGTTTTTCTTGGGTTGCAATTTTTTCTTGAGCAGCAACAATCGCTTGATTTGCTTTAAACTTTTCTACATTTCCCTTGTTTTGCTCATCAAGAGATGACATTAGTTTTTTAGTCTTTTCAATTTCTGCGTTTGCTTTATCAACACCCCACGCCCAATTTCCTATGGCATTTCCAATTTCAAAAGCAGATCCAGCGATAGGAACTGACGCAATAGATTTTCCAAAACTTTCTCCAAAAGCACGACCGACATCTCCAACATCTTTGTATATGCCTGTAGAAAATCCCTTAATCAAGTCCGCGCCTATTTTTAAACCCATGTCTATTGCAGCGGCAGGGCCAAGAAAGTTTTTGATAAAACTAGAACCCGCGCCTTTTAACTGCTTTGCATTGATCCGTGCAATGCTGTCTCCAATGGTCTGTTCTGAACTTTTTACAGCAGCATTCGCAGTCTTGATGCCCGCCAAGAAGTTGTCGTTGTTCATGTAAGTGTTGACAACGAATGATCCGACTTGTGCCATTACTTGACTCCCATCTGTCGTTTGAGTTTTTCAATCGCTTGCTGTGGTGTCTGCTTTGGCTTTTCAAAGTACGGCATGAAATCTTGCGGGCTGTAAGACTTTGAATTGCTAGACCTGTTCGAGTTGGCGATGGTCGACGCGACAATGCCCGCGCTCAAGTCGTTGCGCTGGCGTGAGTCGAGGCATCCAGTGATGCTCTGATATGCGATCCATTCTTGAAGTTCTATTGATGACATTCGATTTCCTAGTTCAGCAACAGTCATTTTCAATTCAGCCGCAAGCGTGAACATGAAGAAACGCACGCCGCGGCTTCTCAGTTTCCCTCAAGTTCCTCTGCGTCTTTCGCGCCAAGACCCGAAAGTCTTTGGCAATGCTCGTAGAGTTTGTCAATTACGCTTGAAGGCATTGCGCCTACTTGCGCAATCTCCGCATCTGTGAACAATCGAACGCCAGCCTCGTCGGTTAAACACCTCACAACGAGACTGGCGCGGATGTTCTTCACGCCCTTCTTTATGTCACGCTGAGAGAAAACTTCCTGCTCCCACAAGTCACGCTCGCCAGCTGTGAGGCCGCGAAGTGAGACAAGTCCGTCAATGCCCGCAACCTTGACGGTGGCGGTTGGGATTTTTAGAGCAAGTAGTTGTTCTCTGATTGACATGTGGGGTCTCGATTAGGCGGTTGGAGTAATCGTGTACGCGCCGCTGCACTTGATGGTGAATGACGCAGTCATCACAGCGTCGAGACCAGCTTTGATGCTGAGAGATGTGACGATGCCGATGCCAGTGATCTTGGTTGATTGATAGCCAGAACCACCAAAAAAGATTTCATAACTTTGTTTTAGACGACTAGTGAGAGCGGTTTGCAAAACCAAGATGCCTGCATCGTCGCTGTCGTAGTTCACTTCTGCGCTGATGGAACCCGGGTCAAGCAGACCAGCCTGAAAAATCTTTACTGCTGAAGCAAGAGAAGTGGTTTCGATGGTGCTTTGAGCAACCCCATCAAATGAAAGTGAGGTGCACTCGCCGACTGTTACAAGACTTGAGGTCTGCACTGTGTCTTGCTGAGTTGGTGCAGCCGAAGTATTCGCAGGATTTGCGAGAATCTTAAATGTTGTTCCGTAACTAATTAACTGAGCCATGTGATTATTCTTTCTGTGTTATGGCTGCGATCCGTCAGTCAACGCGACTGGAGATGGAGCCGATGCGATGTAATAAATTTTCAGAGTGACGCTGCAAACGAAAGCACCAAGTTCGGTTCCTTCGCCGCCAAGGTCGTAGTTCATGTTTGTGCCATCAATGCGAATGCTTTGAATCGTCATCGGGCTGTTTGTTGAGGTCGCCAGTGTTCCCTTTGCCGCGTAGAGATCGACCCGCACATGATCTGCAATGTTGGCCGCAGAGATCAGCGATGAATGCACGCAGTCGACATTCACTGTGGCGACCCGCAGGCGGTCGGCTCCAACAAGTGTCGGACTCGCAGTGTCATCGCTTTGCGAACTCACGACGATGAATGGCATTGCAGTCGCTGGCGTGACGAACGACTGGAAGATCTTGGTCGAAGACCCGAGAGCCGTGATCACGGTTGGAGACTGCTGCAATGCAAGATGGATTGCTTCGACGAATTTCATGGATTCTTTAACTTTCGAGCAATGGCATTTTCCCATCGCTTCAAGCCAGCGCGAACTTCGTCTCGCAATGAAGCCTCAACGCTAAACGCAAGTTGATTGAATACTTGCATGAAAATCTGCCAACCCTTGAACGCTCGCGCCGGATCCTTGTAACGACCGAACTCGATGAGCCAGCTGTTCTGCGTCGATCCAAAAATTTTCGCCCACACAGAAAGACCGCCACGAAGCACGCGCGGCTTGATCTTGTTCTTGAGAATATTTTGAGCGATCAGTATGCGGCTCTCGCCTTGCGGATGAGACACATCTCGCTTGCCCTTTACGCGCTTGCCAGTCCAGCCGCTAGTCCAACCGCCAGCCCAACGCCACGACGCTTGAGCCTCAGTCTGTTTGCCATCCCATGCGCCGACTTTAGTTGCGTAGTAGCGTGCGGCTGTGATGCGCATTGGCTCCATTGCTTTCTTCTCAGCACGAAACAGAATCTGAACAAGATCATCTACACTTAATTTGTGCATGCTGTCTTGGAACTGCTTAAATCCTTGAACATCTCTTCGGATCGCCATCACTGCACCTCTCTGCATTGCATGATGAGTGTGTGACCCGCAGACTTGTAATCGACGATGGAGACAATCTCGAATGTAGTGCTGATCGTCGTGCCGCCAGTGCC